TGTTTACAGTTTTTTCTTGGATTGGATAAATGTTATGAACAATAGAACCAGGATATTCTCCTTGGAGTTGTTCGGTTAACTCTTTATTTGATGGAATACTTTCGGAAGTAAGTTCCATTCTATACAATTGACCGTTCCAAGTAACGTCAGCAATATAACTCTCGCCAACTTCTTGAGGTTCTTGTTGAGAACCTCCAATATACATGTTACCGTTAAAGTCACCTTGAATGGTAACGCTCTCGGATAAAAATTGCTTAAAAGATTTTGACATGTCAGTTACAATTCCAACGACGAAGGGCCTTGTTAATTCTGGAATCGGGATCTCTTGCAGTTTCTGCAGATGTAAGACGCTTTTTCATCCCTTTCATTCTTCTACAAAAGTTCTTACGTCTATCTGCTCTTTTTCCTGTTGGATTTTTTTCTGTCACTGCAGTCTGAAGTTTGGAACCTGGGTTCTCACGGCGATAAGCATTAACTGCTGCCTGACTTAAACCATCAGTTTTATCTTGACGATTAACTTTCTGCCAATCTTCTTTTACATCATTAAATTTTTTGTGATGCTTTTTCGCATCTGCTTCCATCTTTTTCAAACGAGTATAATAATCTGGAATCTCATCTAAATGCTGAAGTGCAATTTCTCTGGCCAACTCACGATTTTTTGTATGTTCGTGCTCAATTGGTTCACCCATATCAAGTTGCTTTTGAATGAAAGAAACCTCAAGACGATGTTTCTTTGCAATTTCTTCAACCGACTTATGAGGTTTTAATTGCTCATTTATGTCAACATAAATCAGTGCTTCTTGAGGCTGTCTGAGAGACTCATAATAATTAACCAATCTAGCACCAGGATAAACTTTTTCTAGTTGCTTTGCAATATCATCTCTCGTTGGTCTTTTTACGTCTGCAACAAAAAACTGAATAACTTTTCCAAGACCACGGAAAACAAAACTTACAGTATAATACTTTCCAAGTTTATTAATTCTTTCTGCTCCTTCCTTTTGTATTGGTTCAAGACTGGAAGGCTTCATTGGAGATTCGATACTCTTCTTTTTTTGAAGATCTTGTCTCTGTTGCATCAATTTCATTGTATTAAGTCTGAGTTGTTGCTTTTGAAGCATTAACTCCGCAGGTGACATCTGCTCATTTTTTACAAATAATTTTGGAGACAAAGTAGCCATATCCCATGCTTCTGGGCCATAACCGCACTCGTTGCGGGTTTCCTCCTTTTTGCACAGGGCGCAATAACGCTTTTCTTCCATTTGTTTTGATTGGAGTCTCCTTATAGATTTATTTATGCCTATATAGAGCTGCCATATATTAATGCCAATAAAAATGAAAAGACTACTCTTAGCCTTTTCGTTATTCTTTGTCTCTCCAGTCTTTGCAGGTGAAATTACTCACAAGATTGTTGATTCGGTTCAGTTAACTGTTGATGGTGCTGCTTCTGCTGCCACTAGAATTGGATCATCGTACTCTGTAAGTGGGAGTAATATTTCTGCTACAACTTTTGGTGGTCTTACTGCTCCCGCAAGTACCTCTGCAGCTGCCACTCAAATTCAAGGTGCTTATGATGTAAACACCGCTGGTCAAGCATTCAGTTTCTCTGAGTCCTTTACTGCTGGTGATGCGGTTTCTTCTGGCACAACTGTAACCTCTGGTGTTGTTGGTTCTCTTCCTGCTTTTGGAAGCGTAACAACTTCTTCTGGTGGTGTTGCTGGTTCTCTTGCTGGTTCTCTTTCTGGTACTGGTGTTCCGACAGTCACTGCTGGTGGAGCTGGTACTCAAGCAGTCGGTCAAAGATCCATTGAGTTAAGCGTATTTAAATGAGACTTATACCTCCCGTTTTGCTAATAGCGGCGGGACTTACTTCTCCCGCTCTAGCAGTGCCTGTTACGCCTAACTTCACCAGCGGCACAATGACTTCTCACACAGAGTCCACGACAACTGTAAATGAAACAATTCGTCAAATTGACTATCAGACAGGATGGAGTTACACAGTTACTGGGACAAACATCAACATTCCCGCAACACCACAAGTAGGAACACCTTATACCATTTATCAAAATGGTGCTCCATTCCAGTTCTCAGAAACTTATTCGGGCCCAGGAATGATCAAAGACACGACTGTGAATCGCTCAACAACCATAATGTCGGTTACAGATACGACAAGTGTCTTCACACAATAGCATCCGTCCTTGTCATAGGTGCCTTTGCGACCCCTGTATATGCGGAAGGGGATACTCCAATCACTGCGGTTGCCAACCCACAGGCAACCTCAACAGGAAGTGTAACAAATCAGGCGGTTCAAGTTTTACAAGGTCCATACGTTACCAACTCATACGGTGGTGGCGTAAGTTGTCAAGGACCAACCTTTAATCTAACTCCATTTCTTACTACGACTAACAGCGGTCAAAGACCTTTTGAAGATTATGCGAATATTGATAATGACCCAACTACTCCATTAGAAAGAACTGGGCAGAAAGATAACTGGGCAAAGAACTTCGGTATCTCTGGGACCATCTCCATTCCTTTGGATGGTGGTCTTCAGGCACGTTGTAAAGAAGCAGCAGAGACTTGGACTAATCGCCAGAAGGCGGAGACTGATAAGGCACGTCTTGATTTCGAGCTCGTCCGCCTCTTAAAATGCGGCGAAGCAATGAAGGCTGGGATACATTTTCATCCTCAGTCTCCTTATGCGAAGATATGTGCTGATGTTGTTGTTGTTGTGTCCAATGGAGGTATTGTTCCTTCTTCTGCTGCTTTAGTTCCTTCTGGAATGTCTTCAAAACCTTCTTCTTCAGTTCCAATTGGGCAGCGAAGTCAACCTGTAACTCATAAGGCGTCAGGTCTCGGTGGAGCCGTTTCTTTGCCTGAACATAAATCTGCTGGACAATAGGTTTCATTTTACCAACCATCCATTCCACCAAAGATTTCCCAAGAATAGCCGCAGCAACGGAAGCAGTAGCAGTAGTCCCAGCAAGCATAACTTGCTCTTTAGGTGGGATGGGAACTTCTCCGATGAGGGGTACTTCAATGACTGGTACTCCTAGATTTGTTGTTGGTGGTGGTGCTACTACTGTGGTTTCTTGTGGAACCTGAACAGCAGGTGGAACAACGGGAGCTGCAGGTGGCAGTTGCCTAGACTTCTCTTCTTGGGTTTCTTCCTTTTCTTTTTGTTGATTCTGACCTTCTACTATTTGTTTCCATTGTTCCGTTGTTGGAACATCAATCGGTTCATAATAAGGAAGTTCAGCAGTAGGAACTTGAACTACTGGTTTCTGTAAAGACCTTATTGATGGCGTTAAGACAACAGGTGGTTCCAACCTACGAACAACTGGAACTTCAACTTGTTGAACCTGCACCTCTGGAATTTCCATTCACTACTCAATCAATGTTCCCTTTGCTCTACGGATTTCTCTGAGTGGTTCCCAATCCTTATCTTTAGTTCCACCATCATAAGCAAGGGCATAACCCTCAGTAATCATTTGGTTATTGAGAGATACTTCTTCACCATTGATATAAAGATTTCCAATGATGCGACCATACTTCTCAGTAGAATCTGGGAGTTCTGTGCGAATGATAATATCTTCCGCATCTTCCAGTCTGTGCTTTAACCAATATTTTGCGTCTAATCCAAGTTTCTTTTCGTCAAGGTCTTTCGTGCGACTTTCCGGGGTATCGATACCAGCAAGACGAATTCGCTTAGTGAGGCTAATATCAAACCCCAAATCAATATCAGCGTCAATAGTGTCACCATCAACTATTCTTCCAACTGATTTAATTCTATAAATGTATGGATCTTTGTCTGACATTAGAAAGGAAACTTAATACTTCCAGTATTTAGTTTTGGGATAGGAAGTTTCTCAAATGCCTTGTTGACCTGCTTCTCTACAACAGCACCAACAAATGCTTCTGGGTTGTCTAGAATCTTCTGTGCTTTTTGATAGGTGATATATGCTCCTACACCAATCGCAGCACTAATGCCTAGACTCGTCAGGGACAGAATCAGACTGAGGTGTTTCATATTTGTTACACTCCTTCTAAGTTTTCTCTACTCTGTTTTAAAAATTTAGCAAGATCTGCAGTTGATCCAACAAACATAGTATTGTTGACGGTTGTCGGATTTTTATTTTTAGGACCTTCTTCAAGATCGTGCAATTTCTGCTGTAATTGCATTAACTTGTCAGTGGTGTCACCAACACTTTTAATTAGTTGCCCAGCAACTTCATAGGCTCTTGGAGATTGTGTTTCATCTGCAAGTTCCATTATCCCATTTAATGTCTCTTGCCCCTTTTCAATTAAAGAGTACAACTGACCACGAGTATACTCATAATCTTTTTGAATCTCACTTTTCATTTTATTTTCTGGTTTCTTAACCAACTCAGTTGGTTCCGATTCAACTATTGCAGAATCAATATCCAAAGCCTTATCAATAGAATCAAAATCTTTCATAATTAACCGTCAGTTTGTGTTCCTGGTTGATACTTCCTAGAATCTGTGAAGAAACTTACTGTCTCATTAAATCCAAAATCATCATCTGGACCAGCACTAATAGGATCTGGTTCGACACTGTATCTCATTTCTCGCTTAGCAGTTGAAACATTTGTTCCAGTATATTGGTCAACCTGAACCTTGCGAATAAGACCATCTGTTGTATCGGAGATGGGACCAAACAGATATGTTTTAGCCGTAAATCTTAATGTATAAATTAATGCCCTTCTAGTCTCAAAGTTTCCTTCATAATCATCCGTAAAACTTATACTTTCTAAGACGATAGGAACATCTTTCTTTTCATTGATTGAACTAATTAAATCAATTGTTATATTGAATGATGGTTGAAAATATGGCAAAATTTGCTCAATGATCTGCAGAGCATCATCATTTAATTTTGATAGAACATTTAATTCAAACTCAAGATTATATGGTACTGGCATATAAATCTTTTTCAGATTTGTGCCATCTGATGCCTTGAATGTTTGGGTAATTGATTGCTTTCTGGATGGATCATAAGTGATACCAGTCATCTCAAAAGATAATCTTGGCAAAGTCAACGCAACAGTCTTGTTTAGTTTGGGTTGTTGTTCGATTCTTGCCAAAAACTTCTGAACAGGTCCATATGCAATGGCGACTTTGAGATTACTCTCAGTATTGCCAGACCCATCATCGTGTTTGATGTGTATATCATTAAAGATAGTACCAAAAGCAATAATGGTTTTTCTTATTACTTCATGGTAGTAATATGTTCCTAACATTAGTATTCACCAAATGGGTTTGACTCACTAAAATCAATAATTTCTAACGCTGCAGTTTCAATATCATCATTCTCGAAGACATCTGCACCTGTTCCACTCTGCTCAACATTATTAGCGTTATAAGATACAACGGCATATGTTGCGCTAGAAGCAGCTCCAATAACAATCTCTCCAGGATAGAAAGATCCACTATTGACAACGATTCTGAGTACCTTAGTATCAGTATCCCAAGATCTTACTCTTCCAGTTGTTCCAGAAGTTTGTCCGGTAATTTGTTCATCAACGATGAATGTTCCGATACCAGAGATGATTGGGGGGTTGGCAATTGTAATTGTAGCTGCAGAACCTACGGTATAACCGATACCTGCATCTCTTATATAGATAGATCCGATACCAGAGGTTAAAGGATTCTTAATCGCTACAAGAACAGCAGTAGTAAATCCAGCGTATGCTGTGTTTGGTCCACCAACTGTTACTATTGGAGCATTTCCATAATATCCAGATCCAAGCGAACTTACGCCAAGAGTTACGGCACTTATAGCAGTGTCGCTTAAAATTGCAGTTGCAGCAGCTCCAGAGGCACCTGTTCCACCACCAGTGATGGTAATTTTTGGTGGTGAAGTGTAACCACTACCAGTGCTCTTGAGAAGAATTTCTTTGAGTGAATAGGAACCACCTTTGTATGTGACAATTCCAACAGCAACAGCAGTAGAACCTGATAGTGGTGGATCTACAATAACGGATGGTGGTTCTGTGTAACCAGTTCCATCATTTGTTACTAAGATCCTTCTAATTTGTCCAGTAACGGCTGCACTCGCAGATGCTTCTGCTCCAGCGGTAGACCCAGTTCCAGTAAGAACAAGTCTGGTGATGTATCCAACATCATCCATTGCTTCTTGAATCTCATCAACACTAGTGTCGAAGATTTCGTCTTCATATTCAAAGAGTTCACAAGATAACTCGTAAATATAATTTTTACCTAATTGATAGAAAGGATTCTCAAATTCGACATGCTTGATTTCAAAAAGTCTTTGTCCTAGTGGGAAAAAGATCAAATCACCTTCTCTTGGTCTTTGATCTAGGATAATTAGAGAATCATCAAATGATTCTAAAAATTCTCCGATAAAAGTATCAAATCTTTCTTTTGATATAGTTAAGGATATTTCATTAGTAGATTTTATTCCAAACTTCGTAAGGACATCTGAATTTTTTCCATATCCCTCAAAGTTATTCACATACGCTTCAATGAGATAGTTATCAGAAAATTCTGATGTTACTATCTCCTTTAGAATGGTCTTTCTATCAATGACTTGCCTTGGCAGATAATAAACATCAACGCCATAAATCTTCAGGTGCTCATTAATGAGATCCTGAATTAGGAATTGCTCGTTGGCTGTGCCCTGAAGAAAAAATGGGTTGAGTGCCATTATCCAATATCATCCATAGGTGGAAGTTCGTATGTAGACTGGAACTCATCCATAAGTTTGGTGATCTCAGCCATTGCATCGTCATAAAGTTGACGACCGTTGAGTTCAATTCCTCCAGGTAATTTTACCCCTTGGAACTTGATTAGGTTTTGTCCCCATTGTCTCTTTATCTGAGAGACAACGTATCGTTTTAACCAACTATCATTATATATTTTGCTAAAATCTGCAGGATCTACGGCTCTATAGCAATCAATAATGATAAAAGTATTGGGAGCGGCTGCCGCCCAATCCATATCGATGTATAGTCTACCTTGTCTCACATTAAACCTAACATGACGTTCTGGTGTTAAAATGAAATCAATATCTGCAAGATATGACTTTACCATCGTGTAGTGTAATAATTCAACACTACTGAAATAGTATAAATCGTTTAGAAATAGTTGATATTTGATACTGAACATACCAGAGTTGATTACACTCTGGTCAAACTTAAATACTCTAACTACACTTTGAACAGCATCAGGAACTTGTAAAAAGTTTCCATTTTCATAGAAATTGAAAGTGGTTGAAATTCCGGCAATATTAGCAGAAGCAGTTGTCGTTGTAATACCTGCTTCCCCAGGACGGCCAGCTCTTCCTCTATCAATATCTTCCTGAGTTACAATATATTTGAGATAGGTCCTCTCAATACCATTATAATGTCTCTCATTGAAGAACTGAATGGCATCATCAATAATGTCATCCAGTTGTTCATCGGCAACATTAATTTCTAGTACAGGAGCACCGAGTTGTCTAAGAGCATAATCAATTAACTCTTGTTTTGTGGTTGGCTTTGCCATTTTTCACCTCTCTTAGAAAGTTCCAGCATCAAGCGTATCAGTCCAGATGGGAATTCCGTCAGTTCCTGTAGTCAGGATGTAATTCGAAGTGGAAATACCGCTGTCTGTAGCAACACCAGACTTAACAAGACCATTAGCATCGAAGTATGCAACACCATTGGGTCCATCGTAGGGATTTTCTCCATTGGGTTGATAGTAAATACCAGCAATGTCGAGGAAACCTCTAACACCAGTAAAACTATTACCAGTTGGGGTTGCGTTTGGAATATAAGTCCACTTTGCGGTAGTGGTTAATGTTCCAGTAGAATTTAAGACTGTTTTAGTTACAGCACCAAAGTATCCTCTACTTGTTACAGCAGTGGTTCCAATACCAGAGGAAATATATTCATATTCAATACCTCTATCAGCCGTATCTGCTCTTGCCTGAGAGAACGTAATTGTAGAAGCAGCCCCAATAATTTGATATGTTGGTTTGTCGAGTGTAACAACTCTTGTTGCGGTATTAACAGAGTAAACTATCGAGTTTGTTGCAATACCTGCTCCACTTACAACATCACTTGTAGAAACACCAACAACTGTATCGAGTGTCAGTGTTGTTGCTCCAAGAGAAACTTGACTTTCAACAGTTCTTTCGGAACTTGTATCGCCAAGTCTGATTACGGGATCATTAACCGTAACCGTTGTTGCATTTTCCGAGATGGTAGAACCATCAATTTGCAGGTCACCCTTAATTACAACAATACCACCAGCACTCAGAGCGCCGGGATAGGGATCCAGATATAAGATACCAGTGCTGGATTTTGTCGAAATTACATTGCTGTTAATAACAATATCATCAACTTCTAATTGCCCAGTAATTGTGGCCACACCAGTCATGGTTGCGCCACTTGCAAAACTGGTAAGACCCGTAACGGTCAGATTGTCATCAACTACAACTAAGTTTTCGTAAGCAGTCAAGAACAGTTGTCCTGCTCTTGTTCCAATTACAGTGGTGTTGGCAACACCAATTGTAATGTCGTTGACATATGCCTGACTAAATGCTCTTCCAGAGGTGCCAATATATGCACCCTTATCGGTATCTGGAATGATGCCAGTGTTGAACTTGGCTTCACCATTGTATGTGGAAATTCCAGAAACATACAACATTGTGTTGAGTTCTGTTTGTCCACCCTCAACACGCATACCATTTTGAATGGTTGCTTGGT